CTGAGGCATACTATCTCGAAAGCTATAATCAAAGAGTATCTGGAAAGGATAAAGGCGAACCAGTAGAATCTATTGGCGAGATTCCGCATGGCGCCGGTTGGAGTGATGCCAGAGATATTCTAGTACGACCACTAATTCGAATGAAAGAAGAAGTTAATCAGATTGAAGTAGATTTTGGTATGTCGATTCATGCTAAGACTACAACTCAAGTAAAGAACTTTTATCAGAGAGATCCAGCACTGAGAGCTGGAGTTACTAATGCACTATTTGGAGAGATGGATCTCATTGGCTATGTCAATGTAGAAGATACTGATCTTCCAGATGGTGCAGAATACGGTGCAGTCTTTCAAGAAAAGCTGCATACTATATCGTTCTCAGTGTCTGACGAGATTTTAACCGGCGGAACTCGATTGAGTAAGCTGGCTAATAAGACTTTGCCATTTGCGTATCAAGCATTGGCAAATGAGTACAAAAGAAAGGAGGAATAATGTCACCAATTTTACCAAGTAGTACTAGTTATAGTTCAGGACGTATAGAGAGTCCCGGTGAGAACACTGGATATATAGTAGATATCATTGATCAGACACCCGGAACTACATACGATGCAGTTCTAGATTTCGTGTTCGGATTCTATGACGTTCCGCCAGAATGGACCAGAAAGATGCGTCTTTATATCAAGTTTGATAGAGATGCCAAAGGTGAAGTAGATCCGGATTGTAAAGATCTGCGAAAGCTTTATCGTATATTCCAACAGATGGGATATACTAAGATAAGAGATGGAATACTCAAAGGTATCGGAGTAAATGCCAAAGGCAAGTTCGTTGATGAAAACGATAAGCCAATAAAGGATATTGCCGGATTATTGAAAGCAATATCCGAAGATAAATCATTCTTAATCTATTTAGCTAAAGATAAGAATGGCTATGATAAAGTAGTTTCGGTCCTTGATCTAGAATTGGACAAGGAGAAAAAGAGCAGTACTTATGCTGAAGAGATGCGAGAGAGCTACGATTATTGGGTAAATCAATACACTAATAATCCGAAGCTATCTACGGCTAAGACTGCTGGTTATAACACTGATAAGGAGGAAGAAGATCTAATTTATGTTCCCGGCGAGGATTAATGCAATGACTGAAAAGTATTACGAGCTAGCTGAATATAGAGCTAGCAATAGAAATAGACTAATCCTAGCCGAGAACATCACTCACGCTATTCTGGAGAAGGGGGCAGACCGTCCCCTTTTCCGGTCTGTTTTCTGGTATACTGAAGATATAGTGGATTATTTAAAGACGAATAAGTCCGTATCTTCATATCGTGGTATACGAGGAATAGATAGTGTTCCAATCGATATAGATAAAGGAAGCAATAGCGACACCTATACCAAAGAGAAGCTATTGAAATTCCTCGATAAGCTAGAAGAGATTGGTCTAGATGATCAAGCTTATCAGATCTATTTCAGTGGAACTGGATTCCATATCTTTATTGATAATTCTGCTTTTGATTTCCAACCTTCGACATATCTTCCGGAACAGGTATCTCAAACGCTATATAATATAGGACTCATAGATGATTCATCTATTATCCGTGGAAACCAACTTATTCGTCTTGAGAATAGTCTAAATGAGAAGAGTAATCTCTATAAGATTCCACTTTCTATAGAAGAAGTAAGAACTCTATCTCTTGATCAGATACGAGAACTTGCTCGTTCTCAAAGATTAGACTTCGTAGTAGAAGAGAAGAATGGTCGTGGAATCCTTGAGAAATTCGTAGTACCAAGCTTTGAATTTGATTCCGGAGATAAGATAATACCAAGTAGTTGGAAGAAAGGAGGTAGAGTAGATGAAGGTAAGTTTGATAATCGCTATGCTATGTGTATTCAGAAGTTGTATGAATTTGGACCACGAGAAGGAAGTAGAAATAATACTGTGATGCGCATAGCTTCGCATTGTAAAAGACAAGGTATGCCAGAAGATTTTACTATTGCTGGATTATTATTCTGGAATAGTAAAACGAATCAGTCTCTCGATGATAGAGTAATTATTGATAAAGTACATCAAGTATATAATAAGCCATATAGATATGGATGTAATGACATTATCATGAAAGAGTTCTGTAATCCTAATTGTCTATTCTATAAGCATAAGAATCTAGACAAGACTGGATTACTTAATGTCAGCGATTTGGATAGAGCATTTGAAGAGAGACTACAGATTATAGAAAACAAAGATCGCTATATTAATCTAAAGAATATATTCGGTCTCGATGTAGATTGCGTACTCTATCCCGGAGAACTCGTAGTATTTCAAGGAGATACTGGTATTAATAAGACTAGTATCATTCAGAATATAATGCTCGGAGTAGATATGGTAAACGATCTAGTAAGACCACCAGAGCTTCAGATCATCTATTATGGACCAGAGCTATCTGCTGGTGTAATTCAGTTGCGTAATTATTGTATAGTAACTGGCTATACTGAAGACGAGGTAATTAAACATAAAGACGAATTATACAAGTATCATACAGCTCTGGAACATATAGCAGTTCAAACTGGTATTCTTACAATCGAGGGAATAGAACAATTAATTCTGGATTATCAACCTCAAGTATTAGTAATAGATTATTACGAACAAGTCGAGCATCCTGCGTGGAATCGCAGTCCTACTATGGCAATTGCAGAGATATCTAAGTCTCTATCGGTTATGGCTCAGAAATATAACATTATTCTCATTGCCATATCTCAGGTTAATAGAGCATCTGCAGTTAATAAAGATGTAGGTATCCATTCCGGATTTGGTAGTGGTGCAGTAGAGAAGACTGCTCGAAGACTATTTACTATTACTGGAGAACAGGATAGTCCGTATAGAATAATCAATCATGTAAAAGCCAATTCTGACGTTCTCTGGAAGAATGTAATCCTTGAGCGTCAGGATAATTGGCGATTCCGTAGAATTAAATAGGAGGAATAATGCACGTAGTAGAAAGAGCTACAGAAAAGATAACAACATTTCTAAACGGAAACGATATAAAGATCAATAGAAGCGGAAGAGTAAATGATCTTATTTCCGTAATGGAAATTGTCTTAGGTGATGATATGGTATCGCTTATCATTACCGAATATGGCAAATGTTCAATCGAATTAGACTATTTTTATCACTATATGAATGGTTCTCAAGGAGAACATCCTGCCATTAGATTAGAATTTCATGATATTATAGTAGATGACGTATCATTTATTAATATGTTTGATAAAACTCTCTATATAGTAAGTAAAACAATAAAGAAATTTAAAGAAGAATTATACTTTGTTATTGGAGAAGAATGGATGGTGAACAAGGAGATTTCCGAAATGTTAGAAGATATAGAAGATTTCAATTTGGTAAAGAAATATATTGATAGAGCTATAGATAAACTTATGAATCTATTACAATGTCCGGAATCTATCAATGAAAGAAGAGACTATATTATAACATTGATCGATATGTATGCTAAACAATTAGTAAACGATATGGAAATCAGAGATATGGAATTACTATGTTATCCTTCATATAATGATCTTAAAAGTATGATGAAAGAAGAGGAGGAATAATGCCGAGTTGCTGGAAAAAAATGGATTACTATGGTCCCGATGGATACTGTTGGAATTGTCATCGGTATCAAGAGTATAGTCATATCTATCAAGTCTGGGAGGTTCTCTGGAGAGACGAGCAAAACGAATATGAATCCGGAATCTGTCCAAATTGCGGAGACAAGATAGATACGGATGCACGCTGTAAAATATGTAAAGAGCGAGAAGACTTATTCGAGTATAAGAATGAGCTCTATTGTTCGTTCTGTTACATTATAGTAAGAGTAAAAGAATTACTCGATGAATTAGAGAAGGTAATCAATGAGGATAGTGAATATTATACTGATATTATAGGCGTAATAGAAGATTACTTCGATGATCAATATGATCTACCAGAAGAATATAAAATAAAAGGGAGGAACGATGCCGAAAGAAGATAAAAGTAAAGAGACATTACTCGAATTAGTTTCCGAAAAAAGAGAAGCCGAAGAGATGGCAAAGATATTAATCGAATTGGATCTCGATTCGGAAGATGTAGAGAAGCAATTAGAAGAGATTAAAAAGAGATTAATTAAGAAAGTTAATTCTATTGATTTCGTCTATATTAATCTCGATGCTCAAGTCGAGAGATTAAAAGCTTATAAAGAGCTATATCAAGACGAAATAAAGAAGATAACCAAAAAGATA